TCGTATGATCTACAAGCCGCATGGTATAAACGTGGCTTTGAACGTGCTGGTTTCCAGGTGCATGACTTTGTGTTTGTGGCACAAGAAAAGAAAACACCTTATGCAAGTAAAGTATTTAAGATGAATCATACTGATATGGAGATTGGTTGGAACTTTCTGAGCGACTACTTAGAGTCATATAACAAAGTCTTAGCTGGTCAGACACCAACAATATACAACAGCCCTAACGTTGTTGAGTTAGATACTGGTAATTTTTACAGAGAGGAACAAAATGAACAAAGCTAAATTAGTAGAACTTGCAGATGAGGTTTTAACTGATATTGATGTTGGTATGAAGTCTGTACAAAGAAATTATTTAGAAAAAAAATTATTAGATGCTATGACTCAAAGATTTTTACATGCTCGTTATCGTTTAAATTATTCAACAACAAATGACAAAGAGTGGGCTAAAAAATATGAAAAAGAATATCAATCTGTAAAACCAATACTTGATGATTCTATAGATAAATTACTTGGAGAAACAAAATGATTAAAGCAATAGAGGTTATCAAAATGCGTAAGGACATAAAGCATTTAATAGAAAAATATTTCTTTAGTAAAAGTTTGCTGGCAGAGGCATTAGAAGTATGCCCCAAAGTTTTGACTGATTTAGTAGATAAAGAGGTTATGCCTCAAGATGATAAGTTTATGTCCTTATTAGTCAAATTACGAGGTATTAAAAGAGAAATAGAAATAGCAGAGGAGTACCAACCTGGAGAAACAAAATGACAGATAAACCTGTTATTGAAAAAAATATACCGCTTCCAAACTCATTTGGGTGTGGCAAATGGGGTTATTTAAAAGAAATGGAAGTTGGAGATTCTATTATTACAAATAATAAAAAACACTATCATCAAATAAGAAATTTTTTAAGTTATCATTTTAAAATTACAGCTAGAACAATCTGTAATGATGATAAAAACTGGAAAGCAAGAATATGGAGAACAAAATGACTAGAAAAACATATACAGTAGTTATTGAGCTTGAGGTACCAAAAGAACTTGATAGATTTGGTATATCAAGTCTTGGGGCTCCAATAGAAGTACATGAATATGTTAAGAAAAAAATAAATGAAAGATTACAAAATAATAATTTAAACTGGCGATATGCTATGGAGAGAAGATGACAGATAATGTAAACCACCCCCCACACTATAAAAAAGGCTCTATTGAGTGTATAGACGCAATAGAATCAGCTTTAACTTTTGAACAGTTTATTGGTTACTGCAAGGCGGCAGCTATCAAGTATATCTGGAGAGCAGATCATAAAGATGCAAATATCCAGGACTTAGATAAGGCTATCTGGTATCTTACTAGAGCTCGTAACAAATTAGAGGAAAGATAATGGACTCAAGTTTTTATGCAGTTGTTGGTATATTGTTATTAATGCTTTATACATACTTTGAAAATAGATAATGGAATTTGATAATATTAAATATTTATACGGTTGTTTAGAAAATGAAAAATCCAAACTTGACCACCTATTACAAGCCGCTGATAGTGTAAATTATGATAGAAACAACCCTATAATAAAAAGACAAAAAAAAGTTGTAACAGATTTAGTGCAAAAAATAAAAGATCTTGAAAGTAAAAATGAAAGTTAAAAAGTGTATCAAGTGTAAGAACATTTATAGATTAGATTTTTTTAGAACCAGGCAAGTTAAATATAAAGTAACACATATTGATATTTGTAAAAATTGTGATGATCAATAAAAAAGGGGCTTAACGCCCCTTAGTTTTATCCCAGATTTGGCGGTACTGCCGCAGGGGGTGGCGACATGTCACCAGAATCAAAAGGTAAATAGCGTAACACCTTATTCTTACTACCAGTCCTTTCATTACCCTCGTTATCAGTCCAGTTATTCTCAACTTCTTTAAGAGTTAATGTTAGTTCTTTACCCACGTAGTCTTGTGCAGAGCTAGGTGGTTCTTTAACAAAACCTACAGCTTTACTAAGTCTAGTGAATATATCTGTAGATATTTGTTTAATATCCTCTCTAGGATCCCACAAGTTATACCACTCGTTATGATCTCTATAGTTACCGCCTGCTAGTTGAAAAGTCATTTTCAAAGTCCAATTACCGTTTTGAGATTTATATTTCTCAGCTGCAATAATTTTTGCGGCATGATCACCAGATGGAGCCACTCCTGGCCCCACAGGTTTATCATCTGTTTCTACATATACTACGTCATCAAAGTCAGACATTTCCAATCTCCTTCACATTATCTGTGTTGTTTGCTACAGCCGTAAAGCCAAGCTTTTCTATTAATGCAGTAAGATCTGGAACTTCGAAAGCTTCTAACTTACCACTCCTATCTTTAGCAACGTAGCCTTGTCCAACTCTAGTTTGTAACCACCTGGCTTGAACTGCGTTACCATCTGAATCTGTATCATCTATAACTCTAAGAGCTAAGACTTCATCAAAGAAATAAGTAATAGATTGTCCTAACTTTGTGCCAACCATTTTTGGTTCGTGCATAAAGATACCGTCACTATTTACCTTTTCCTCTTTACAAATAAACATAACATGCATATTCAAATCACGAAAAGCACGCATCACATTTGTTACAGATTCTTGTACTTCCCCGTAAGCTTTACGTGGATCTTTGTGTCTGGCTTTCTCTTGTTGTAATAACAGTTCGCTTATTTCTGATATAGAGTCAAGACAAACCGTATCGTATTGTAGTTGGCCAGTTTTAAGCAACTCATGAAGTTGCATAAGCTCTGATGCTTCTTTTACTTCTATAGCATCTACGTTTGTAGCGTCTTTGATAGAAAGTAGTCCTGCTTCAGCACTAATTACCAACACCTTACCTGGTGCTGTTTTTGCAAGAGATGTTTTACCTGCACCAGCCATTCCATACACAAGGACTTTAGCTCCTTGGTTTTGAACTAGCTTTTCAGGTGAAACAATCCTGCTCGATAAATCATTATTCATAAAATGGTTCCTCCGTAAATAAATAATAAGTTTGCTTATTATATACTAAAAAGATACAATGTGTAAAATATTATTTTTTGCAAACTGTAAGGAGGTTAAATGGAAAATGCAATTGAAGATTTTGGGTGGATTGCTACTTATTATCATAGGATAAATTCATTATCTAGACAAGAGTTAAGGAGATTAGAAACCATGGGTATTGAGCCAAAGTACAAAGATAGGAAAGTTGATAAGATTACATTATCTTCTTACATACAATTTTTAGGCAAAAAAAAAGCTGCAAAAGATTGGGGCGTATCTGAACATACTGTAGAGGCCTGGAGATATGGACATAGGCAACCATCAATCAAACAAGCTAAAAAGATCATTAAACTTACAGAGGGGAGACTAAACTTCGAGGGTATATATGGCAACATAGCAGATCTACTTATAGAAGATTAGTTATGTTTAATTTTAATCTGTCTGAAGAAGAGGCAGCGTTAGATATCGCCTTGGCTTACTATGATGAAGGTTATAACGTAGTACCTCTACAAAGATCTAATAAGAAACCACCCCCTTTTCTTAAAGGTTGGGAACAATACAAAAATGAAAGGCCTTGTCGTACAACCGTAGAAGAATGGTTTACTAATCGCGATAATTTAGTAGTAGCTTTAGTCTGTGGTAAATTTATTGTTGTAGACGCAGACTCACCAGAAGCTATGACTTGGGTAGAAGAAAATTTACCTACTTGTCCTTATAAAGTTAGAACTGGTAAAGGTATGCATTATTACTATAATAATCCAGAAAACTATACAACCTTTGCGACCAGAAGAACAAATGATACGCCTGTAGAAAGGCTGATAGATTTAAGGGGTGTTGGCGGACTCATAATTGCTCCATTTAACCGTCATGCGAACGGTCAGATGTATAAGCCAATACCCCTACCTGGCTGGGATATATTTGATCATAAAGATCTCCCTGACTTTACATCCAAAGAGTTTGAGAAAATTACAGGCGTACCAAAACATGATAGCGTCCAGAAAACTGCACCCTTCTCCTTACATGGTGTCAACGAAGGCTCACGAAACGATAATGCAGCTCGTATAGCTGGATATCTAATATCCAAAAATTTAAACTTAGATTTTGTAAGAATATTTTTACATAATTGGAATAGAGATAATAAACCACCATTACCGCAACAAGAAGTAGAGTCAGTTGTAGATAATGTAAAAAAAACTCATGATAGAAAAAACCAAATAGCACCATTATTTGTGCAAACTAAAGAAGATATCAGACCACCAGAAGATTTATTTAATCCACCAGGTTTACTTAAGGATATGTATGACTATTGTGAAGAGATTGCACAGGTATCACAACCCGAACTATCTCTTGTAGCCGCACTATCACTAGCAAGTGTTACATGCGGTAGAATCTTCAAAACTAACATGAATAACTTTTCTAGCATGTATTTCATGTGTATTGCAAAATCAGGACAGGGAAAGGAGAACATAAAAACCTTTGTAGAAGCAGTTTTAAACGCCTCTGAGCACGATAAATTAGTTGTAGGGGACG